CCATAACGTCATCATTAAGATGACCATCTTTACCTCTTAGGGTCTTAACGTGTTCACTAGCGTCATCCCATGTAGCGTTGCTAAGACTCTGCCCCTTCTTTATATCGTTCATAAAGGCGGCTACAGTTTCTGTCATGCCGCTTTCTGGTGTAAATGTCATGTAGACCATTCCTTTTCTATCCAGAGTTCGCGTGACAGCCTGTGAGTAGAGTTCCCTACTGGGTTCCTCGTCTAGCCATACAACGTCAACACCTTATTCCCTTTCCACCACTCAGGGTACAATCCTGTTAGGTGATAGGCCATCTCAGCCGCACCACAATAAGATTTACCTATTCGGTTAGCCGCCATTAATAAGCGTTGGTTATTTTCAAACCCTGTGGCGTGGAAGTCTAGTTGATACGGATAGGGATCATAGAAGGATATCTTCTCAAATCTCTGCCGTTTCTTTAACTCCTTTGCTAGTTCTACTGCTTTTTCTACATCCATTAAGGGCTATACACAGAGTTAAATAAATTTATTTTTGCCGCTCTTTCTTTTCGATCTCGTCGATTATACTCGTCAATAGCGGCATTAATTCCAAGACCCCCAAGTTCAGCCGCCGCAAGAGGCAAGCCAAATACATCGCCCACAACAGGTACTGCTTGCAGAGCAGACAAAGTTCCTAATACTGGTTGATCGTTAGCGTAGTAGTCATCTGCGGCTTTTGCCGCCATACCATACCCTGCTACTGGCAATGCTTTTGCAAGTGTTTTTGTTACAGGATTGTTAATCAAAGGCGATAGATTCATTATTGAACGCCTAACTATGCCCGGATCTTTCGGGCCTAACGGTGGTCTTCCCGTATAACTTGGATCAGCGTGTATTTTTTTATGCGCTTCTCCTGATATTATTTCAAAATCATTTTGATTAAATGTATGTGGATAACCTTGCCCAAGTTCATATTTGTGATGATACACTCGTTGAGAATTTTTATCTATTTGCCCTTCGGGTGTTCTTAATGTAGTATTAAGCATTTGCTTTAACTGCATTGGGCCTTCGGCTTCAACTTTTTCAGCAGGGGTTAAACTGTCAAACCAATTTCTTCCCCTTACTCTATCTTCTAAAGATGTTTTTTTATTTCCTTGACTGTAAGCAAATTCTCTAGCCTTGTGATTTGATATAGAATTTCTAAATGCTCTTTGTCTATCACCTGAATCAACCAAAATTGACATAGAAGAGTCCATGCTCTTTCTTAATTGACTTAGTAATTTTGTGCTTTTCTCGCTTTGTTTTGATGCGCTACTGACAATATCCATCCCATCAGATATGGCGCTATCAATTAAACTTCCAAAATTTTCTCTTACAATAGGGTGAGATAATACATCAGATAATTTTTTATTAACCCCTTTAGAATTCTTTAATATTTCATCAGATTCTTCTGGGTATGCTCTTGATATAAACTTTCTTAACTGATTAAGTTGTTTATTGTAAGGGTTTGTTTTTTTATTACTTTTAGCATTTGAAAATTTTCTTCTGTCTTTTTCTGTTATATCCTCTTTTCTGATGCCATATTTTTCTGCTATTTCCGAATCATTTTTTCTTGTATTCTCTATTTGTTTTTGATGTAAAGCGGATTTTCTTTTTTTTTCCGACTGGGGCACAGGTGGGCCTCCATACTTTGTCACCGCCATGTGGCTCACCCCAAGAGCCTTTTTTATTTCAGGAATAGAATAATGCTCTACTTGTCTAAGCCTGTATATTTCTTTTTGTATTTTAGGGTCAATTGGTGGAAGAGGCATCTTAATTCAAAGGCCCAATAAGGGACTCCAGTTCCTTCTGTAACTCTTCTGTGGACTTACCCTCTACACTGGTGACGGTCTGCTCTACCTTGTCTGTAGGCTTCATACCTGCCCTGTCAAGAATATCTTTTACCGCACCCAATTTTACAGACTCACTTTCTGCATTGTTCATCAAATGGTTTAGCATAGCAATAGCGGCAGGAATAGAATCCTTTATAGCCTTCTTTGTTCTATCCTCTATCTCTTTAGCAAACTTGTTTTTTAGTTCGTAGCCCCTTTGCTTGGGGTGTGAGTAACCCGCCACTTCAGCGGCTTTAGCGGCATTTCCATGCATACAGAACTGTTCTACAAATGTCTGTTGTTGCTCAGTCTTCATCTCTAAAGCCCTCAATTAAACCAGTTGCTACCCCAGTAGTAGCCGCAGTACGGGTTGGTGAAATATTACTAGCATTACCCAAGATACTATTAAGTATGGCGTTGTCTTCATTTAGTAAGTAGTCGTATCCTTTTTCTTTTTTCTTTTGTGTTTGTTGTGATTTTTTTGCGCTTTCAATTGTAACGTCATCGCCAGATGTTTTTTTCTTGGGAGGTGTATATTTAGGAACCTTCTGTTCTATTAACTCTGTTAACTTGGGGTCTGATTTTCCCCCAAAATTTACAGCCTTTTGATTTCCTATTCCAACTATTGCGTCAGCGCCCCCGGGAATTTTTTGATTAAAAATATCTTGCTTGTCTGTCCCAAACATTTTGGCGGTTCCATCATTCTTAACTTTTATTATAGCATTAAAGCCTCCTAAAAGATAGTCCTGTTTTCCTGCGGGGGAGAACTGAAACATTACACCATCAGAGCCTTGAACAACATTACTTATGCTTATGTTCTTTTTCCAGTTAGGATCGTATTTATCCAAAACCCTTATCCATTCATCTGCTGTTTGAGGGTTATGTTTAGCGTTAAGTCTTCTAAGCGTCTTAAATTGCCTAGAAGATACGATGTCATTGAACGAGTTTCCTGCTACCCTAGTATTCTTTTTGTTTATAAACAAAGCCTCAGTAGGTGCTTTACCGCTGAATCCTCCGCTTACACCTCCCCAAGCGTCATTAGACATATCATAAATCATTTTTGCATCAACATCATCAAACATTTCTTCGGCTAATTGTCTATCAAAAGGGATTTCTTCCCCAAAATTTCTAGTAGCCCAAGGTTGCAAATCCTTAGATACTTCACCCATCATTCTGCCATGCACAATATTTTGACCAATTTGACCATGAATTTTTCTTGCGGCAGACCTCATGCCCGCTTTTATTTCATCGGTAAAACCGTCTTTCTCACCTAATGCTTTTAGTTCTAGGTATTTAGCCTGTTCAGACTTTATAACTTTTTCCGTTGCTGATGACACATTAGTATTTGAATAAAACTGTCTTGTGAAATCTTTTATAGAATCCACACCTCCTAACAATGCGTTTCTTGCAACACCCAATTGAGGATTACCCCCATAAAATCCGGGGACATAATTTCTAAGATTCTGAATAAAAGCCCCAAGTGCTTTATTTGGTGCTAAAGCACCTACATTAGCCGCACCCATAAGAGCATCTGTAAATGTGGGATTTTCAGTTTTACTTAACGACTTACCCAAAACGTCTGCGTAAGCCCCTATATAATTTCTGTAATCAAATAAATTGCTTAATCTGTTGTCTGGTATGTTACGCGTCATGTGAGGCTCTATAACGCCATATAAGGCGCTTTTCAATGTACCGTCATCCACTATAGACCTAGCACTGGTATCGTCCGTCACAGGCCGTCTGGTTTGTCCTAGCGGGTCTTGGTCATAACTAGCCATTAAACCACTCCCCCCATTTTGCATGGCATTACGCTCAATCGCTTCAGCCTCTTCATTAGCCAATTGCTGACTAACCTGTCTTGCATAGGCTTCTAACGGAATGCCTCCACCGGGCTTATTAGCATACTGGTTTGCTAGTTCTTGCTGACCTAGCGCGAATTCACCACCCATTCGCTTTTGTATTTCTTCAAGTAAACTGTTAGCCATATTAGTGTTTTCTTATAAAGGGTATTTTACCCCGATGGTGAGTGGAGAGGATATAACGCTATTGCGCTAGCAAAAAAAGGGGTACCCGCCCGTCGCGTATCGCGCCCGCTCTTTTCCCCCACGTTGCGAGACAGTGACCCTACCCTCTTGATGACTTGCCCAGTGCCAGAAAATTCTGCGAATTCTGCGTAAATTCTGGGGTCAAAGTCTACCTTCTACTAGTAGCAAATAAAAGCGGATTGCTTTCGGTGGTGTGTGTGTGAGTGGATACAATGTGCAGAACACCATACACCTACTCATTAACTTAGTTTATACCCCTATAAAATCTTTATTATTTACGGTATGCTGTCTATCTGATCTAATCGCTAACACTTAAA